CGCGATTTTCACCTCACCTTAGACGCTTTAACACGTCAAGCTTATAAACAATTAGGTATAGAAAGCCCCGCTGAAAAGGCTTTAAATCCAGAAACAAAAGAAGCTGTAAAAAGCTTGGTTTCCGGGGAAAAATATACTTTATTTTTCTTTAATGAATTCGGTTTTCCTTGTAGCCAACAAATCCGATTTGATAGCTATGAGGTTAAGGCTTACGCACAGTACAATACAAGCGTTAGCATTTTCTTTAAAAATAAAGGCGGCCGAACTATTAACGGTAAAAGAGTTTTCGGCGAAAAGAAAGTATTTATTTTTAAGGGTTGGGTAAATGTTAAAGACGATATGTTCGTCGAGACTACAACCGACAACAAAGCCGGTTTACGTGTTTCACATTCACGTACTTGTTTTGATCCCCAATACATCCAAGATGCGCTTGATAGCGTTAATCAAAAACCCGTTGTCCTTTGGGGCGGCGGTTGGGTACAATAAAAAACCTGCCCGGCCTTAGTGCCGGGCTATTTTACCGGGGGTGGGTTATGGAAACCATAAAAGAATTTGGTGACCGTGTGTTAAAGCATTTACAACAGTTACACGATGAATACAACATCGAGTATTTTACTTCAAGATATTTAATCGGGTATTGTTATTCACCGGCGTGCGGTGAACGTGAGGTATTAAGTTACCTCGTAAAACAAAACCTATTAGTTGAGGGCGTTAGACAAGGGCGCCCCGGCAAATGGTACAAATTTAAACAGAATTGACGGAGGGTAAGTCATGGAAACAACAAAAGAATTTGAAGACATGGGCGACGCCATGGTCGAGAGTTTAAAAAAAGTGAATGCGGCTTACGAGCGTATAAATTTCAAGCTTATGGCGCTTGAGATTAGAATGAAAGAAGACGCCGATAAAAATAAACGTATCGGTGACGCTTTAAAGCCAAAACGAGACGACGGGGAAGTATGTACCGTACAACCTCAACGACATTACGACGATAGTCCGCTCGTGTCCTGGTCTTGTCCTAATTGCGGCGGTAAGATTATCGCTACTTTCAAAGCGGTTAACGGTCGTGTAGTTGATGACCATTTCACATGCGAAGATTGTAACACACGGGTAGCGCTATGATGAGCGTAACGCTTCCCGCTATTTGTATCGATTATTCGGGTAATGAAGTTGAAGTCACGGTACTCGAAATGGACGGCGACTTATATTACGTAGAATTTAAAGACGGTTCCCGTAATTGGGTCTATAAGTGGTGTGTTTCTTTCATCACATCGTATTAAAAACAATAAGTCAAAATTGCATTTGCTTTTTGCTTATTGATTATGGTAAACTATTTATAAGAGAGGTGTTTTTATGGAAATTTTACTTTTAATTTTAACTTTACATACCGGATTAAACCCGGTAGGGCAGACTAACGAGTATGATATTTACGACGAGAGTCATTTTGATTCATACGCCGAAGTCATGATCACAAATGAATTCTATTTTACAGCTTTACGGACTTCTATTGACATACCGTTTATAGAAATCCCAAACGACGAATTCAATCCCGAGGTAAAACTTATGTTTACCGCCGGTATTGATACGGATAATTTTAAAATCGGTGTCGAGCAACACTTCACATTTTTATCATTCTCTGAAAGTGTACGCGAGTATTATATTTACATCGATGTCAAAGGTACATTTGATTTATCAGGATTATTAAAATGATATTGTCCGGGGATACCATAAAAAAAGAAATTGAAACGGGCCGAATTGAAATTGAACCTTTCGACGAGGCCCGATTAAATCCTAATAGTTATAATTTACGCCTTGATAATACGATCGGCGTTTATAACAATACTATACTTGATATAAAAAAACCTAATCCATTTGAAGCGTTTGAGATACCCGAAGAGGGTTTACTTTTACGTCCTGGTAATTTGTATCTATGTAAAACTATTGAGCGAACCTATACGGATAAATATGTCCCCATGATAGAGGGGCGCTCATCGATAGGACGTCTCGGACTATACATTCATGTTACCGCTGGTTTCGGTGATGTGGGTTTTAATGGTGCGTGGACTTTAGAGCTATCAACTATACATAATCTATGGATTTACCCAAACATAGAAGTGTGTCAAATTTATTTTCACACGCTCGAAGGTAAACCCATTCTTTACAAAGGCAAGTATAATAACGACGGTTTATTACAATCAAGCATGATGTACAAGGAATTCCGCGATGAAAATAATACTCAATAAATTTACAGCGCTTGACTATCCCGGAGAGACCGCGGCAATAGTATTTTTCTACGGCTGTAATTTACGTTGTCCGTACTGTTACAATCTCGATTGTTATTTCGGTCGAGTTACGGAACGAACTATCACAGATTATAAATTATATGACTTTTTAGAATCCCGGAAAGGTAAGCTTTCCGGGGTTGTTTTTTCAGGGGGTGAACCTTTGCTCTCTGTTGCTAATATGGAGTTAATCCGGCAAATCAAAAGACTCGGATTTAAAACCAAACTTTACACAAACGGAACCCGGCCGGATAGGCTGGCCGAATTGGTCCCGTACCTTGATTCGGTTGATATGAGTATAAAAAGTATTCCTGAAAAATATCCCCTTATAGGAGGTACAGCCGAAGCAATACGCGAAAGTGTTAAAATAATAAAAAATAATTTTACAGATTATCACTTTAACTGTGTGATTTTTCCGCTATTGTGTTTAGAGCAAGAAACTATTGACGGTGTGATTGACCTTGTGGGTGATTTTGCATCTATTCAGAATAAGATTACATTTTCCGCGCCTAAACTGGATACTCCGGTTTTAATGGAGTATTTAAAATATCCAGGGTTACCGTGGGGGAAGGATTACAAAGCATGTATAGAAAAGAAGACAAAAAAGAACAATATTACACACTAAGTCGTAAATATTGCCCGTGTTGTGGTGTTCGTTTAATCACTGACGGCCGTAATTTTTATTGTAGTAATGATTATTGTAAAAATTTTAAAGTGGAGGATACAAAAGAATGTTTTCAAGAAAGTATTACAGTTATTTAATCGGTTATACGATTCATTATTCTGATCGTGTAAAAAGTAAAGAGGTTTCTATTAAAGCAACCGGGCGTTTAATCAAGGCTGTTAATAATCGGATAACTCTACCGACACACCTTGTGAGTATTGAGTCAGAAATACGCTCACATTTTTTAAGAATTTATCCCACTTTGACAGAATGTTACATCACACATTATCAAGAGATTGGTAAAACTGTTGAAAAAGATGTAATCAACATTATGAAAAGTATAGACCTTGTGTCTAAAGAACAGTTATTGACAACGCTTAGTAAATTTGTAGATGGTTACCAGTCCGGTAAAGATTTAGACCTTGACGGAACCGACAGACAAATTCTTGATATCCTCGAAAAGTTCAACACAGATTAAAAAAAAAAACGGCGTAAATTAAAACGCCTGTATAGCGTTTGCTTTTTTATTTCCGCATATGTTATAATTAAGGCATATTCATTTTACGGAGGTAAAATATTATGGGAATTGGTAACTTTTCGGAACCAAGAGCAAAAACACGACATACAGGCGTTAACGTCGGCGAAACTTCCATCGGCCTAAACGATAACACCGTACGTAATGACGTAATGGAAATCAAAACGGGCATCGGTAAACATCACGATCCATCACAATTTTATACACGTAAAAGCGGTGTTAAATCCGCCGGGGGTTATAGTATTCCCGAAGAGTCCGGGGCCGAATAAATGGCGAGCGACTTACCAAAAACGCCCGAAGATTGGCAAGCGCATGACGATGCGTACTCACTTATGAGAGCCGCGGAAGTGCGGCAAGATAAAGACCGATTAAAAAAAGCTTTAAAGTGGGTAGAGTCTTTCGAAGACGAGGCCCAAAGTAAAGCTAAAGCTGTTAACTCTCTGATAAAAGAGAGTAAGAAATTAAACGGAGGTGTGTGACATGGGATACACAGCGGAAGAGTGGCGAGAAAAAATGAGTAATTGTACTGAAAAGTCTGAGCTTGAATATTTACTCACCCACAGACCTAAAGGCGTGAAAAGCGCCATTACTACCGGTACACCGGTTATAGTGCACGGCGCGAACGGTTTACCGTTCCTTGAGAAATTATGTCAAGGAAAGGGTAAAGAATTACCCGGCCTTAGTGATCAGATTAAAGGCGAGAAATAAATACGCGGAATGGCGTAACCTATTGGGGGTAAGACGTGTACTCACGTAATAAAAAACAATACCGACGAAAACAAAACTATATACGCTTTGAAAAATTAACCTCGCAAGGTTATTCGGTATCGGACGAAAGCGCCTCGACCGCGCTTTATGTTGTGAATTCTGACCCCTTCGGTAGAGCGTACTATACTAAACCTTTAGGCGAATCCATAAAACGCGACCCTTTAACTGGTCGAAAATATTCTCAAGAGGAATGGGCGACTAAAGAATACATTATCGATAACAAAACACAGTTAATAAATAAAGTTTCCGCGGATTTAGTCGTCGGAAAAGACGTCGAAATCGCACCGGAATTCCCCGAGGAAGTATCGGAGGATGATAAAGAATGGTTAGACGATTTTATTGAAGACAATAAATTTATAACTATGTTGTATGAAGGTGCGATACAAAATAGCGCGAAAGGTGATTATTATTTCGAAGTTGTTATCGGGGATGATCACGAAACCGAAGTTATAGAGATTGACCCTTATTATGTGGACATCGACCATACAAATAAGAAAGTTAATTTTTATGAAATAGCCCATGAATTCGAAGTCGATAAACCTCGAAAATTCTTGCGACTTGGTGCAAGTCAAACAAAGAAAATAACGTACGTACAAAAAAAGATTCACGCGCCTGGTAAAATAATTTATAAATTATTTGAAAAAGACGGTGAAGAGTACGTCCCGGTCCCGTTGACTTTAAATCCTGATAATAAAGATTTAATAGACCGGACCGCTAAATCTAAACATATGAAAATGTATGTTTCCCTTGACCCGGTAGTCGAAACCGAGGAAGGCGATACCGCTTATTTCATCATAGAGTATACCGGTATCGATGAACCGCTTTTAATACACTGGCCTAATTATCGGATGTTTGATATTTTCGGCGTATCTGATACGGGTATGGTTGAGAGTTTACAAAATGCGTTGAATAACCGTGAAACACAGTTAAACGACATTTTAGATAAACATGCTGACCCGTCTATGTATGGCCCGGACTCCTATCTCGACGAGTACGGTAACCTTGAAATGTCCGGCGGCGGCTCTCGGTATTTTCCAGTCGTAGAAGGGATGAACCCGCCCGGATATTTAACATGGTCCGGTCATTTGCCCGATTCACATAAAGAGATTGAAAGAATCTATCACGCAATACTTGAAAATTCTGAGGTATCACCGGCGTTAGTGGGTAATGATCAAGGCGGGATTGAAAGCGGGCGCGCGTTAATGTATAAATTGATACGTTCCCTATGTATGGCATCACGTAAAAGTATTTACATGAAAACAGCGGTTTCCGACGTTATCCGCGTTACTCAAAAATTACGTCAAGTGTGGATTGTTGGAAAAGGGGTCGATAATCCAGAAAGTTACGAAGTACCTGATTTTGATGACGTAATATTTAAAATTACCGTATCGTCACGATCTTCAATACCGACAGACCGTACCGCTATTATTAACGATGTCGCTAAACTCGTTGATAGTGGTTTATTGACTACGGATACCGGTGTCTTGATTATTGCTAAACTATTTGATGAAGTAGACGCCGAAGAGGAAATCAAAAAACTATTAAAAGCGGCTAACGAAAAGTTGAAACGTGAAACCGAATTACGTAAAGCCGAAATACCGGACTATCTTAAAGCGGAACCGCGCGAGGGTGACGACTCCGGTAATAAACAAGATGACCCGGAAAATAAAAATGACCAGGCCATTAAAGACGATACAAAGGTCAAGGACAATAAACAAGATAAACCCTAAAGAGGTTTAAAGGGGTCGTTTACGTGGTTCATCCAGGGCGACCCCGCTTTTTATAAAGAGGTGCTCTATGTTAGAAATAAGAATTGAAACTTTAAGAAATCACATTAAAACGTACTCAGCGGTCGGACACTCTGACCATACTTGCGGGTCGGTGACTTGTGTATCCCGTACATTTGTATTATTAGCCCGTGAGCTTACGGGTGTGACGGTTAATTACGACGCACCGCGGGAAGGTGAATTTTCATTTGAAGTATTTGCCGACAACCTACCGCCCCACCTTGACGCATACCTTGACGGGTTAACTCAATTTTTAATTAAGGCGATAAAAGACCTTGAATTAGAATTCCCGGATGAAGTGAAAGTCGGGTTAAAGGCGTCAGTGTGAAGAGTTTAATAATTCCCGAAGATTCTTACGGTGATGATTTCGCAAAACAAGCATACACACTACTCGTTAAACGTTTAAAAATAGACCCCATAGTCGAGGGCCGTTTAATGGAAAAGAAAGTTTTTAGTATACTTAATCCAAAAGATTTACGTGATTTTCAAACGGAAGACGGACGCGAGAAAGCATTATTAAAAGCTAATCGTGTTACCGGTACATATATTAGGCGAGCAAAAAAATTTTGGAGGGTGTATCAATTGTATTGTTTTAATCGCGGTCAATTGCGGGCTATGTCTTCACTAAGTAGGTGGATTAAAAAATCCGACGTTGAAGTAAAACGTTTAAAAAAAGAGCAAGAGAATATTTTAGAGGGGTGATTATGTTATACAACGAAGAGTATAATTTTTTTGTACGGGATGATTTTGATAATCGCATTTTGTATGAAAGTAAAAATTACGCGCCTTTATTTGATGGACTTGAACCCGGTTTTAATGTTCTCGATATAGGGGCCCACATTGGCACATTTTCACGGTTAGCGGCTATCAAAGGCGCAAAATCAATTACATGTTACGAACCATATTACCCGTCTTTCGATATTCTTAATCACAATATAAAAAATATACCGTGTAAAATTAAAATTTTTCCTTTGGCGGTGGGACCTAAAGACGATAAAAATTCTGTACTTTACGTGCAAGATAATCCGGCAAACAATTCACAGTACCGTAAAGGTGAGCCTATTAACGTAGTGCAAATAAAATTTGATGGTATACTCACCGTACCGTACGACGTTGTGAAAATAGACGTTGAAGGTGCTGAATATTCTTTAAAATTTGACCTATTGCCGAATTCTGTAAAGCGGTTAGCTGTGGAAATGCACACAAGCGGAGATATACGTCAATTACACAATAATATAATTAAATTAGGGTTTACCTCAATCATTTCAAATATTGAAAAATATATTTATGGTGGTCGTTGTGTTCTTGGTTTATATGCGCGGGGGTCACATGCCTAAAGACCCATTTTTTTACGTTAATGGTATGGATCACACACTCGACGAGGCTAAATGGCTAATGGAAGACTATAACCGCCGTTATCTTCGTGATATGGGTACTATTGTTGACGCTGAAAAAGGTTTATTGTCCAGGGAAAGCCTCGATAAATACACCCCCAAACAATTAAAAGAAATGGTATTACAGCGAATACGCCGTAAAAATTTAACTGACCCTAATCACGGCGGAAAACTTCCGATAAATTGTAAAGACGGTAAACTCCGCTATTATAACCCGGACATATGGTCCGAGACTATGGCGCGCACCCGGTCCCGAGCATTACAAGAGGAAGGGTTACATAATCAAATGATACGCGCCGGGTTTGATTTAGTTCAGGTGTCTATAGGTGGTAGCGGTGACCCGTGTACTAATTGGGAAGGTGAGGTCCTATCTATTACCGGAGAGACTCCGGGATATATAACCGTAGACGAGGCGCAAGGTTCCGGGGAAGTTTTCCACCCCCGGTGTGTCCACTCAACAAGCCCCTTTTTAATTACAGAGGATGAAAACGGACCTAAAATATGGGGTCGGGATGACCTAACTCCTAAAGCGCGTGAACAAATTAAATATGCCGGATTAACGGAAAAAGGAACTATAAAAAACGGTCTCGGTGTTGTCCTGGATAAAG